CAAGCAATACGCGGCGTCGCACAATCTGACCAATCTCAATTAGCTCAGCGTTGTTTGTGAGCTTGATGGTGGCAACGTTGCCCTGTTCATCAATGGGGAGGGTATAGATCTGATCGTCCTCTGTTGGCTCTGCCTGCTCCACGAGCTGAAGAGCTTGTTGTACCATGTCTCCAATGAAGAACTGCTGGCTTCCGTCAGGCATTGCGATAATGACTGCTGGAGTTTCAAGGTATTGCTCAAATTCTTCTGGCAGGTACACTTGCTCAACTCCAGTTGGGCGCTCAGCAACGTGCTGATACTCAATTCTAACTTTCGTGTAGCGCTCAAGAATTTGATAGCGGCTATGGTGGTTATCGTAAACACGGCCACGAGTAAACCCACCATCACCTTTAAGAGAAGAAGTGAACTCATCATAATTGTCATGAATGGTATTTGCTGCTGGCAAAACCTCCGCTGCGTCAGGCCAGATCGCAAGGATCTGTTCTGCCGTCATAAGATTTTTGATTAGGATGTGACTTGCATCGCGCCATAAACGGTCGCGGCTATTGGGGTCTGGGTAGACCATTAGGGAATCAATAGCTCGAAATCGAACAGCGCCTTTGCCATAATCCGCATCTGGATCAACGTAAGTTTGAATTACCCCGCGTCCAGTTTGGTAATAGTCAAAAAGCGCAATCTTAAGCTGCTCGTTTCCATGTGACTTATACCAGTCGTGGGCAACAACATCACTGATTGCACTTGCTGTTTTAACGTCAGAGTCTTCCTCTGCGGTGGCCTGAAAAGATGGGGTGTTAGCAGTTAGCATAGCAACGGCTTGCTCCATCGCTGGCCACAACACGTTGATTGGCGTTGCTGCTTGTCCGCGTTCGTTCAGTACGTCAATTTGCTCTTTACTAAACTGAACGTTGTGAACAAAATCTTTGGACTCTCGCCCGCGAGTAGACCACTCATACTGTGCATCAGAATAGTGCTGATACAATTCTTCTGTCAGCTCAACGTCACGATCTGTACTCGTGTCTTCCGTTGGCTGCTCTAAGTTTTCGTATTCGTGTGTATTAGGATTAAAGTGGTCGCCAATCATTCTATCATCCAATCGTAGGTACGTTTATTTTGCAATTTACGATTGTTTTTCGTATCAGACAAAATAACGTCGTGGTAGGGTGGGAACGCGCCCTTTATTGCATAGAAGAAAGCATCAATAGTATCGTCGTGCTTTCCCCGTGGGAAGATAAGAAGTTCATCTTGAAAATCTTCCATGTTATTTGTTTCCTTGTGGTTTTTCCTAAGATGTACGTTACCACGCGCAAACATTGGTTGCAATCCTTCTAGGCGCTCTGTTTTTCCTTGTCGCGGATTATTTTTTATATCAAGGCCAGGGATATACATACCCCTATCTCTTCTTATGTAGTCTGAAATCATAGACTGATACCCAACTGTTTCAATCTGACTTTTCATTGGGTGATACTTCCTGTAATAGTCTATAATCTGATTCGCTACATCAATAGGTTTTAAGCGTTTCCGCAAGTAATCAATGCAGTAGACGTTCCTTTCCGCGTCCATCGCAATAACAAAGATACACGTGTAGTCACTGCGCCGAGAGAGCGTGGACGCTGGGTCAACTCCCATGAATAAGTTGACAGGAACATTTCGTCCATTGATGACCAGATAGCTTTTTTTGTTTTCATCTGTCTTTAATTCCCCTTCCCAGTAACGTAGATAGCTGTGGTTAAAAAGCTGGTCCTCGTCACCAATGACTTCGCACATAAACTCGCGATAAAACGAGCTAATGCGCCCTATTTCGTCAAGCGACCTCTTCCTTTTTAGCAGCTTGTCTAGCGGCCAGATTTCAGGCCAGAGAGCCTTTTGCACTCCCTCTTCTGTATAGATTGCTTTATAGTGTAGCGTTGTCCACTCTTCCATTTCGCCAAGAGTAAACACCAAGCTGTTCTGAACCAGAGGCGTACCAACATTAATGACTCGCCCTCCTTTGCCCAGCGCTGGCATAATAGCCTGAACAAATCGCCTAAAAGTTTTGTCAACAGCATCCTGTGTCTTTGTGTTTTCCTCGCTTTCAATGTCGTCTCCAACAATAAGGGATGGGCGCATACCGTCAATATTTAGACCGCGTATTTGTTGCTCCCAGCCCTTACACATAATCACAGAGCCATTATCCAAATGGATAATATCCTCTCTCCACGTTTGCGCATTTTGACTAGCGTGGTAGCCAAAGATGGTATGGAAGTGCCTATTGTGCTCCAGAATGTTTTTGATTGTGGTCAGCGTGTTAACGGCTGACTGCCTACTCTTAGATGTTAGCAGGACGAACTTTGGCTTGGGTGATTTGCCGTTGTGCAGGTCTTCGCAGAAAATGTGCCACAGCGGATACACTTGCGCGGTTAGCGTTGTTTTAGCATGACCACGTGGAGCAATAACGTTAAGAAGCTCCTTTTTCTGATCCATAAGATGGTCCACTATCTCGCGGTGCATCTTTGGACTCTTCTCACTAAAAAGCATGGGTAAGCAAGCCTTACCCATAAAAAGCATATCTTTTACGCAGCTATCAAATACTTCCTGATTTGTCACCAGTGGATGCGGCGATTAGTTGCTTTTGTTTTGCTTTGAGTAGGAGTTCCAATTTTATTGGAGGAAACTACTTTTTTATCCTGTCCAGTCGTACTCATTTTCATTAAACATAGACATAAAATTTTTGTACATTGGATACCTTTTATTGAGATAACCCTCTGGGTCGTTTTCTGCGCCATAACCAGTAATCCTGTACATTGACTGAGCAAAGCGACTCTCTTCTCCAAGATCGCTTCTATACATTTCCCCACTTGGCGTTCTGCGCTGGGAAGCAAAGCTGCCGTCAGCCTGTGGGCCACCGTAGCGCCAAAACGCAGCAGCGGCCGCAGCGCCAATTGCTGGGTCTAAAAGCAAATCTGGATTCTCCATAATCTCTGGCATATCCAAAATTTTTGCAATATGCTCATAGTTTTGCCTGTGGGTAATCTGAAGGACTCCGCGCCCCCTCCAATCAAGTCCAGTGGCAGGATCATAGTATCTTCCTCCCGTTGCGTCATCTGTTCTTTCAAACGTATCGCGACCAATATCAGACTCCGCTTTTGCATTTGCTAAAAATGCTGCGGCTTCTTGCTTCCCAGTAATACCATATTGCAACATGGTATTCGTAACCACAGAGGGAACATTTGCATTTCGCATCGCAAGTTTAAACTTTCTTTCCTGACTCTCCGTAAGTGCAGGTGGTGCTTCGCGCTGCGGTAGAATTTCTGTCGCCAACTGAGGAATGGCTTCAATGGAACGTTCTTGAGTAAGCTTTGGAGATGGCTCCTCTGGAGATTGCGCAGGGTTCATAGACTGGTACAACCGCCTAGCAACAGATGCTGCAATATCATTTACGCCTCCAATGGGACGACCCTTTGCAGATTCATCGCTAAGAATTGCCATCGCCTTTTGAGCTAGTGTGGCAGCGGTTGCCCTAAGAGTTTCAACGTCTATGTTAATGCTAGGGCCAGCACCAGCAATGCTTTCCCGCGCCATTCTTCGCATCATGGCATTAAAATCAATGCCTGTTTCAGCGTCTTCTGGTGCGATTTGTCCTACTTCTTCTTCTTCCATTATCGTCTATACAAAACGTTTTTAGATTGAGAGTGACCGTACTGGCTAACATGTTGAAGCTGATTAGCACCAGAGGCAACGCGGGCTTGCGGTGAGGCAAGCATCATGTTCATTAGCTCTCGCTTATCCATAGCAAGATCAAGAGCAGACATACCGTAGTAGCCCATCTTGGGCTCCTGCTTGCGGTACTCCATAGCTTTAGAGAGAGCCATTTGAGCAGAGTCAATGGCCTTCCGCTTTCTAATCTGCATAAGCGCATCAATAGCGCCTTGCATTTCCATTAGTTGCTGCTCGTTCATCAGAACATAGATGTTTGGTTTTCCTTCTTGACGCGCCTACTTGCACGCCAATCGGCTTCAATCTGTGGGTCACAAATTGTACAGACGTAAGATCCTGATTTTGTAGGAAAAAGTCTAATCGCCCAATTAATATTTTCAATTGGATCCTTTACCCACTGCGTAGAATCTTTTCTACAAATATAACAGCAGCTACTCTGCTTTTTTGCGTCCACGCTTCTTAGGTGCTGCTTTGGGCTGCTTGACGGTTTTTTCAGTTGCTTCTTTTTCAGCCTTGGGGGGCTTAGCTGAAGGAACACCGTTAACGTTGTATTCGTGTGCAACACGCATGGCAGCGCGCTTGTCCATTGAGTCTGTTACTGCGTCGTTGTTTTCAGAGTCAATAACGCAATATCCAGCGGCGGTAGGCCAAATTTTATAGCTCATTGGTCAATTAGTTTAGTTTCTTCTTTAGCAGCGATAAGGTGGTCAAACCTAATGCCGCCCTCAAGTTTTTCTGTAACGGTTACTTTGTCTGGTACAAGGTCAAGCATTTCAATAAACTGCTTGTTTGCCTTTTCTGCAACACCAAGTTGGCCAGAGTCAATAGCGTCCTGAATGATTTGCTGATGCTGGGTAATGACATGCGCTGGCGTAATGCCATGCTCTGCCATCAACCCAGTCAATTCGCTCTTAAGCATAGCCTTTCCAGTCTTCGTTCGTACCGCCCTTAAAAAAGTTGCTTCGGGTATTTTTTGATCGGGGCGGTATATATTTCCTATTTCCTTTAATTGGTCTTCGGATAGTACTCCTTTTTGTGTGACGTACAAAAAAGCATACTTCTTAAGAGCCTCTTTAAAACGCTTGCCAGCCAAAGAGTACTCGTAAGAGCGCTTGGGGCTGTGCCAAGAATATACGCCAGCGTCACGGAAATCCTCGTACTTAAGTTGGCGGCTGCTGCCTGTGCTCCACACGCGGCAATAGGGTAGGATAAACTCGTACTTGTCCCGACCCCTAAAGGAGTACGGGCCATTAGCCCTGATGATTTGGGCAACGTAGCCGTCGTCTGACACGACCCACTCACCTGCTCCCTTGGCTTTTTTGTAATGGACGTACTCTATACCAGCGGCGCTTGCCTCTTCCTGCGTGTAGATGCAGTATTCTCGTTTGGCCTTAACGCCAGTGCTGTCCTTCAACGTGCGGGTAATTCTATCCATCAGCTTGTACCCCTAAAACCAATGGAGCGTTTTAAACGTATAAACTTAAGCTTAGCCCAACGCTTGGCCCTAAGCAGCGGGTCGTTCTGTTTTGCCCAGCGGTTCCATACCTTGATAGGATCTTCAGTCGAGTCGTAAAGGATCATTTTGCACCTGCTCCAACAGCAGCCCTTTTAGGAGTACCATGTACCCAATTATGTCGTGGATAGCGTCTTCAAAAGATTCACCCTCTACAAAAGAGCGGCCCTGATCCATAAAAGACCTAATGCGCTGCATTTTGTCCTGCACACGTATCATTAGCCCTCTCTCTGGCGGTACTCTTTCTAGCTCAGATAGCCTGAAATTAGCAAACGGATCTTCTGAAACGCCTGTATAATCAGCGTTTTTCTGACGCAACGTGGTGACTATCTCCTTAAAGGTAGCCTCTATCATTGCCTCATACTGTGGTTTTGTCATTTAGTAGCCCTGCGAACGGCCCTGCGCTCTGCTTCTGTGTAATCAGCATACTGTTTTCCTCGCCTATTAGCCTTGCGCTTCTTCCTGTTACCAGCAGCCTTCTGCTTTGGGCTTAGCGATTGCCTTGCACTCTTTGGGAGGTAGCGGGAGTCGCCTTCTTTACCAGCGTAGTCCCAGTCCTCATCAGTCCAGTCAGCAAGGTCGCGCTGTGATTTGCGTCGTGCCATTAGTCTTTATAGCCCCCACCTTTAGCTTTGTACTGCTTGGCAAGCATCTGCGCCTTTCTAGCGCTCCACTGCCCCGCTTTACCACCCTTTGTACCAGCA